ATATGCATCGATAAACTTATCTTTTCTGGTTAGTTCATCCTTTCCGTATCCAGATCCCAGCCATTCTAGGGGGCATCCTTTAGTTCTCTTGTGATAAAATTCCATTATCTCACGGTGAACTTTCCCGCTTGCATCCTCAAGATAATGTCCCATCTCGTGTATAACCGTTTTATTTACTACACCAGCCGATTGGTAAGGTCCCGATCTGCCCAGGCATATCCCCTGTCTCATATCGTAAAATGCCCTTGAATCTGCTTTCTTTACCAGAAGTTCATATCTGCCTACCATATCTTTATTTAGGAATTTTTCACATTCATTGACAGCTTTTAATATCTTGCGTTCTTGCTCTGGTCCTATACCTGGGAACATTATATCAGGTCTAAAATCTGGACGGAGTGCTTTATCCACATATAAGTCCTTTCGCATACCCATCTTCATTTGATTAATGCTATATCTTCTCTTGGCAGAGGTCTCTTTCATAAGACGCTCATATTTTTTAACGTCTACAAAATTTTTTTCTCGATAATAGGCATTTCCCAATTTTTTCCTGTAAAGAGCAATTTCGCTGGTCAACTTTCTCTGTTCCTCTATCTTATCTTTATATTCAGCTGTAAGCTTATCGCTTGCTTTTTCTGGTCTCCCTGGTATTTTTGGCTTCTTCTCTGCCCGGGGAATTGCTACAACCCAACAACATCTACATTTAGGGTGTCGTGGTTGCATACCACTTGCCTCATTAAGGGTAAAAGTTTTACCGCTCATACTAGCACAATCGGAACAGCAATCAGCAGAAACAACCCACTCGACCCTTTTAACAACTCCACTTTGCCCGTAACCCTGTAATGTACCTTCACTCTGTGCCCTGGCGGTTTCAGTCCGGGCAATAGTATCCGCTCTCATCCGATGCATTTTTCTCTCATAAGCAGCAACACTATTATTAATCTGCTTAATAGACCATTCCGGTCTATTTTCAATTAACCTTTCGTTATAATGAACCACCGCCATAGTCTGTTTGGTAGTCAAACCTACCAGAGGCCTAATCTCTTTGGCCACCTGGCCCATACTTTTACCATCTTTTATGCCTATTTTAATGATCCCAGAGATGGCCTTCTTGGTTTCATCGGTAACTTCCCGGACCAACGTAGAGCAGATTTTTTCGGTGATAGCCACGCTTTCAACTCTTAAAACATCAAAAGAGGCCTCCACCCCAGCTATCTCCAGAGCTTTATCCCCGGACTTGGCCATAATATTAATTACTGCCGGTTTAAATATCTTCTTACCGTTATCCTCTATTTCTTCCCAGTCAGTCAGGGTGGCAACTATCTCGGGGGCGGTAGCCCTCTTTTTAATAAATTTTTTAGTCAGGTCCTTAATAATCTGCTTATTAGTCTGTTCTAGCCAGGCATTTACTTTAGGTTTGATATAGGCAAGGTTTTCCTCAAAGAGTTTATCGAGTTTTCTTTTTATCCTTTCCTTGCGACCGATCTTTTCAAAGAATATATCCAAAAGTCTATCTAATTTTTCTACAGTGTAGGTAGTTAATGGCATATTTTCTTTAGATCTCCTTCGCTTTTAGCTATTACTCTTTCCTCCGCGGAGTCCGGCTATCTACTATTCCTAGTTCTATTCTGATAGCTATCTTAAATCCTGGCATATCTTCTCTAATCTTCTTATCCACCATCTGCAATATCTCCGCCAAGGTCTCCTTTGCATAACCTTCTAATTCCATCTCTTTAATAAATTTCTCTACATCCACCATTTCTAATCCTCTGATCTTTCTTCTTCCTTGCCCACTTCTTTAAGAAAATCACCTCCAGATAATTTGTTGATTCCCTCTGTAAGGTCTTCCATTGCTTTAATAAATTTATCTTCTCTCTTTTCCAGTTCTTCTTCTCCTACTACTTCCAGACCGCTCTTTAAGTAATAATTGTCTCCCCCTATATAGGTCTTGCCCAGGCCTAATTTATTTCTAGCCTGGTTTGGGGTCATCATGGCATGTTCAATATATTTGATATATCTATCTCCTTCCGCATCTAAATTTCGAATGTCCAGGGTATTAAGCTTAAATACATACTTGTGACAATTTAAGCCCTGTTCGATAATCAGTCTATTAATAATATTTTGTATGTCAGTTTGTAAAGGTTCTATTACCGATTCCACGTAGACCTTGGTCGCCTCTTCTGCTACATTGCCCCCTCCTAATTTTCCGATCTGGTGTCTTATTCCTATTCGTTCTCCGGGAATTTTGTAGGCTATAAGGATATCATCCTGTAGCCACTGTCTATATAGCCGGAAACTTCCTTCTTTTACGTCTACGGACAATTGCTGCCATTGAAATTTAGCACCTTCATCCGGGAGCTGAAATACCATAGTCCGGTGGGCATTTTCGGAACCCCTGATCTCGGTGTCCAGGAAATTCTTAATCTTCTTTGCTGTACCCGCTTTCCAATCTCCGGTTAAAGTAATCAAAGCTGCAGGAACCCCGTAGTTTTGAAAGAAAGATATATTATAATCCCTAATTCCGATAAGTCCTATCAAGGCACCTACTGCCGATAGTATGGGGGGTGCTCCGTAATAATCTGACCTTGGATAATATCTCTTGTAATAGATTAGCTCATTTGCCCTGCTCTTCTCATCAAATTTTCCTTGTTTGCCATCTTCGGCAGAGATATCTTTTTCTTCCCCGTATCTATTGAACCAGACCTTATCATTATTTCTCTGTTGACAGAATTTCTTCTTCTTTTTATGAATTCTAAAGGTATGCCCGGCGATATGCCATATCTCGGCTACTTCTCCTAGGCCATTTTTGACTACTTCCCAACCTCCCCATCCTATTATTCCGGTATCAATTAAGGTCCTCTTCAATACATCCCTCAGAGAATCTTCTGGATTGGGCTTTTCTAACAGTCCATTGATCTTCTTTTTCTCTTCCTCATCCTCTTCTTCTCCTTCTTTCAGCTCCAGCCTCCATCCCAGACCGGCTACATCTTCGGCTATCTGGTCTACACAAGCACTAAAGGTCGAATTCATATCGTATAACTGTAGTAGACTGTTAGGAGAATTGGGAGGAGCAACCAATTGACTAATTCCAAATTGCTCTTCTTCTTTAATCTGTTTGGAAGTCTTTTTAACTTCGTATCTCTTTAGATCTGATAGGGGATAAACCCCTTTATTCGTCTGAATAAACTGCTGCCCTTTGGTAAGGGTAACGTGAACCTCAGCCTGCTTTTTATTCTTTATTTCTTCAGACATATCTCTTTTACCTCACTTTAATTAAATACTAAACAAATGCCTCTGCCTGCCTATGTTTTTTCTTTCCTGAGCAGGTGTTGGCTACCGCATCCCCATAGTCCGGGGAGCGGCCTAACCTCTTTTTTATCCTATCTTTCTCCTCGATGATGATATCTCCATTACTCCTGGTGCTCCAGTGTACCTCGGTTAAGTCCTGAGTTAGTTCATCTACCGGGGGTAAGGCTAATTTTTCATCAAATGCCGGATCTAAAGCATCTCTTAAAGCCCAGTATAAATAGGCCCTCATATTGGCAAAGGTTCTCTGCTCGGTCAGATCAGTTAACCCTTTCGCTGATTCCGAGGCCTTAACCCCCACCGCATTAACCTTCAGTTCTATCAATCTTGAAAAGACTCCGGCCCCTTCTCCTAATGAATCTATATAGGCGATATCCTCTTTTTTTATTAATTCATTCTTTGCCCTTCCTACGGTCACCATGTGATCTTGCTTGCTATAAACTTTAAGTTTTTCAATAACGTTTCCTTTTCTAAAAGCGAATACCGTAAGGTCTCTCCCCATGCCGGCCACATCTACCCCTAACCTTAAGGCACCTTTTCCTAGACCTTTTAATTCTCGCCACCTGTCGTTGGCCATCTCTACCCAACTTAAAGGAATTAAGCTATCTTCGGTAGCCCGAGGAAACTCTCCCATCACCTTTACCAAAAATAGATCATTAGGCCGGTACCATTTTCCTTCCCACTTAAAATCGCGGGTGTCTTTTATTACTTCATTTTCCTCTATCTCTACTACCCAGCCTGGCTTCCTAATCTTCTCATCAATCCACTCATAATCTACCTGGCCTGGTATTAGGATTTTCTTGGCCCTAACGTTTACCGCATTCAAACAATTTAGTTTAAATTTTTCATATTGTGGGCTCCTGGTACTTTGATAAGCCTCTCCGCTAGTCCTGTTGGGGTTGAATATCAAGACTAATCGGCTATTACCGGTAAGTATCCCTTCTATGGCATCAAAGGTTACCTGGTCTATCCCGGAGGCCTCGGTAATTACTACCATAAGATTGGGAGAATGGAAACCAGTCCAGTCTTCCGGCTTCTTATCTTTAGTTTTAAAACCCAATAAAAACCAGTCTAAATCCTTGGGGAAAGTTATTTTATGAGTCCACAGATCTCCCCCCAGATTTATATTGGCATTTCTATAGATTCTGCCTATCTCAGACATCATAATAGAAATAACTTGTCTATCGGTGGGTGCGGTGTTGATAACCTTAGAAGGGACATAATGATATAAAAAACATAAAGAAGCAACTGCAGCTACATAGTCTTTCCCAGCTGCATGGCCTGACCTGACCGATACTCTCCTACTAAGTTGTATTGCCTCTAATATCTTTCTCTGTTTCCGGTCTAGCCTCACCCCTAAAGCATCTCTAGCAAATTTATTCCAGTTATTTTCATATTCACTTAATATCGCATCTTCTTGCTCCGCGGAGAGGTACTTCATTATTTTTTATTTTTCTCCCGTTCCTTCTTGGCTTTCACTAAATTAGCGTAGG